TCGGTCGTTTGCCGTCCTTCCACTGATCACAGCCAGCGTCGAATAGTTGTACGTCCACCTGTAAGAATTCGGCTCAAAGTCAGACACGATATTCCAATATCCGTTCAGCTGGTATATCTTAGCATTAAATATCTTCAGGACTTCAGCAAGCACTTTGTAAGCCTTCCACGCACGTTCCTCGCCACTCTCCGTATCATAAAATCTACGGCAGTCAAAAGTTGCCTCGACACAAGGATCTTCGGTAGTCTCTCCACCGCTCGAAGCCATCAGGGTTTTCTCGTACGTGTTGATCTGCGTAAAATAGTTGCAATCGTCAATTCCGATCAACTTCAAGCACCTATCTACAACCGTCAGTAAATTTGCCCTGTCGACATATTTTGTCGTGCTATCGAATGGAATATCTTTCAGATCAGCCAGCCCGTCTGTTCCTGTCAATCTGTAATTCGTTACAGGCGGGTGAAATGGTCGCCCAGCATTTTCCGCTTTTACCCATGAAACATGAGTCAGATTTGTGCCGTCCGAATAATATTTTATTTTCTTCCCTCGGTACGTCCCTTCCAAAAAATCGGCATCGTATGTAGCCGCCTCTGATTGAGTGGCATAAAACGCAAAAGTAATCTCGGCCCCGTACACTGGTTTCAGTAAGTCTCTCCCCCTGTTTTGAGTCTTAAATTTTACAGGCTCTCCCGTGCCATTAAGCTCCGTGATTCCGCCAGCCCAGTTGTCCTCGAGGATTTCGATTTTCGCCTGTCTGTTCCCAGTATGATCCTTACCTCGCCACCTATATTTTATCGCCCAAGCCATTAAATTCTATCAAGTGAATTTTCTTCGTCTTTTATCGCAATTACCAAATCCCTGAGATCAATTCTAGTTTCAGCTATCATGCCACCACTTCGCCCCATTCTGTTTTCCGCCGCCGGAACCACTCTTTCGCCCTTATGAATTATCGCTGGCATATCATAAGGCACATAGTCGATCCCCGTGTCGAAACTTGGTATCAATTTATTGAAAGCCGTGTTCACCATTGCCGCCGCTGTCGCACCTACAACAGGGGCAAGCAGCCAACCGAACGGAGCCATAGCAGTGTCCTTAATTGCCGCCGTCACCAATGCCGCCGTAGCCTCAGCCACATACGTCGCAATCGCCTTCCTCGCAGTGTCCGCCAACATCAGCCCATATTGCTTCAATCCAGCCCCTGATTGTATCGTAGCTTGCATGACCCCAGCCGCCCACTGTTTAGCCGCAAATGTCACCTCGTCAAATGCCGAAATACTGGCATATTGAAAGGCCGTCATTCCTATGTACATATCGTCGAACTGAGTCTGGACTTCCTTCAGTGATTCCATCAAAGCGGGCGCTCCCTCTGGCGGTTCAAATATCCCGTGTATCGCTTCCCTCATTTCCAGAGCTGACTGAGCCAGAGGACTCATTCCTTCCGTCGCCTGAGTAACCGAATCCATCAGCCCGATACCCTGTATAAATTCCTGATTTTGTTGAGCTAAAAGCGTCGCCTGTTTTTCTAATTCCTGCGTTCGTAATTTTTCTTGTTCTTCTAGCTCTTCAGCCAATTGTTTCGCAATAATCTGATCCTGTCGCTGTCTTTCCGCCAGTGCTTCCTGCTGGTCGATATCTTGGAATAGTCCCTGCGAAGTAACCGTCTTATTTTTTCCGAATTCTACCTGAGGACCACCCTGCTTCGGCTTGTCATTTTCACCTATCAAACCCAGTGCAGTCAGTGCCGTGTTAATTGCCCCTAGATTCATGAACAGCATAGCCGTGTCCTGAATCATATCCATCCACCAAGTATCGCCGTGAGAATACAACCAATCCAACGACTCGCCGAACCCTCTGGTCAAAACTGTCAGCCCCTGAACAGCCCCCCTTAATCCGTCATTTTCGCCCTCTCCAATTTCAAGCATTACATCCTGAGCCGCAGACCTTAATTCCCGTAAATCACCTTCAAGATTATTCATCTGTTCGTCCGCAATTCTCGCCGCCGTCCCCAGCTCTCCCATGTCATCAGAAAATTCCGAAAATGTTCCGCTTGCATTCTTTAAAATTGTAGCCGCCCCTGCCGCTCTCAAATCAAAAATCGTGAACATATCGGTCACGTCCAATCCGACCGCCTGCATATCCATCAGAATATCGTTCATCCTTCGCATTTTCCCCCCTGCCTCGAATACCGAAATTCCATACTGGTCAAGGATCTCTTTTGCATCTTCACTCGGCTTGACCAGCTTCGAGATCATAGTCCTCATAGCCGTTCCAGCCATTGTTCCTTTTATGCCATTATTCGCAAGTATTCCAATCCCTGCAGCCACGTCCTCAATCGTTTGCCCTGCATTCTTAGCAATCGGCCCGACCATCTTGAAAGCCTCAGCAAATTCCGTGACGTTTGTGTTTGCACTGGTAGCCGTATTCGCAATAATGTCATTAACCCGTCCAAGCTCCTTCGCTTCAATATTGTAAGCGCTCATTACATTCGTGGCAATATCAGCCGCACTCGCAAGGTCTATATTACCAGCAGCGGCCAGTTGTAAGGTCTTAGGAAGGGCGTCCATTATCTCGTTTACTTCCAGACCTGCCATTGCGAGAAACTGCATCGCTTCTGCCGATTCCTTTGCCGTGAACATGGTCGTCGCCCCCATCTCTCTCGCCAACTCTTTCAAGGATTCTTTCTGAGCATCTGTCGCCCCCGTTAATGCCTTAACTCTCGACATCATGTACTGAAATTCGGCGTGTAATTTTGTAACCTCTTTCGCCAACTTTATGACAGCCGAAGCACCAGCCACCCCAAACGCCGCACCCATCAAAGGACCCAGCTTAGAAATCATTCCTTTGAACGTACCCAATTTCGCCATCGACTTATCAATGCCGTTCATAAACTCTTTATTGCGTAAGCCCAGCCTTACCCAGATCGATCCTGCATCAGACATCTTTCAGATTTTTTCCTTTTAATTTCACGTTGATTGATTTAATTAAATTGAGTTGCTCTTTCCAGCCTGTTTTCTTCTTCGTTGCCATAAAATCAGCAGCCGTATATGGCGTCGCTTTTTTCTTCCTGTCTCGGTTCTGTTCGTAAATCGCAGCACATATCTGAGCCGCCCTCGAATCCTCTCGTTCCAACCTAACAGAAAGGCGCCCAACCAGTGCATGAAACTTACGCAAGGTTAAACGCCAAAATTCTTCTTCGCTCAATCCAAGATCGAACCTACCGATTGACCATAAATAAAGCCACGTTATTGGCTGACTTTTTTTTTATCATCGCCCTCGCCTTCCCCTTCCTCACTACCGATATCGATCTTATATTCCCGTACATAAATTTCAAGAAGAAACGCCCATATTTTTTGAGCCTCATTCATCGGAATCCACGTTCCGACTCTTTCAAGGGTTATTTCCTTATTCAAAGGATCGCCAGCTTTCAATGAGCAATAAACTAAAGCCCGTATCGTGCTGAAGCTAGGTGATTGCCAGATGTTTTGTTGTAGTGAACTCAACCCCGTCAAGTTGTCAAATTCGCACATTACATTAAAGTCAATCACAAACCGTCGAACCCGTCCACCGATTTCGTACTTATTTTCTTTATTCATTCTAAGCTAAAGTAGGTTGTCCAGTCACCTTAAAAGTAACCGAGGCTTTTAAGTCACCATCTACCACGACCTGAGTTTCAAACCCTGTAACGATCGCCGTAAATGTCCATGTCGTAGAATCTGGAAATACCAAATTATAAGTTACGATGTTCCCATTCTCATAGTCGTCCAGCAAACCGCCTGCCGCAGGTCCATGAGTTGAATCAGTAGGAACGTATCCGATGTCGAAGGTAACCTCTCCGCCATCCAGCACTGTCGATATAAATTCCCGGTATCGACCAGGACTCAAGTGGTTCGTCACTTCTGCCGTACTTGCCGATAATGTCGGCCCCGTAATATCCCTTACTTCTGCAATCGGTGTAGCCCCTCTCCGAAGTTCCGCACCAAAACTGGAAATAGCATTGCTCATATCATTACCTTAAAGTCGGTTGTCCTGTTAATTTTATCGTGATACTGGCTTTCAGATCTCCGTCTACGACGATCTGGCTTTCAAATCCAGTCACAATTCCTGAGAAATCCCAAGTTGTAGAACCAGCATCTGGAAATACCAGCTTGAAATCAGTTACCACGCCACTTTCGAAAGCATCCAAAAGCCCCGTGGTTGGATCATGTGTAGCGTTCGTCGGAATATACCCAATATCGAACGTTACTTCCCCTGCATCCAGCACCGTAGAAATAAACTCTCGATACCTGCCTGTCGACAAGTGGTTAGTTACTTCAGCTGTGCCAGCACTCAACGTCGGCCCTGTTATGTCTCGAACTTCGGCAATCGAAGTAAAAACTGGCGTGCTCGCCATGTCCGACATCTGCAAATCCGCACCAAAACTGCTTATAGCGTTACTCATTGTTCAAATCGTTTTCGTTTACCACTGGATTAGCCTCGACATATTCTTTAAAATGTTTCGCTAGAACGTGATCCTTCATTTCCCTTTCGTTCAATAGATGAACGTGGCACAAATCACATTGATAGCCGTCAAGCCCTTTCCACTTTTTTTTCTTGTATAATTTCTTATTAGCCATTGTATTGAAATTTAAAATCAATAGGGAATTGATACAGTTTCGTTTCTTCGTCGAACAGCTCAGTCCTCGCCTGTAAAAAACAAGCATAAACCTCTGTCGTTCCTGCCGTGCCCTTCCAGCCACTAAGCTCTGAGATCAAAGCCTCAACAACCGCCAGCCCCTTCAAGTATTCTTTACTCCAAATATTGAAAGAAACCACAGGTTGAGTAAAGCTGCTGTCGCCACCCTGAGAATACGTTCTCGGTTCAGCCAATATGAAATACGTCATAATCGGATAAGTCGGATCAGCTGGTAGCCTGTGAACATGAATTCGATTGTCAACCAGATTCGTGATACTGGTTAACGTCAAAAGGTATGTTCTTATGTCAGCAATAAAGCTCATAATTTGGCTTTCAAAATATCCCGTATTTCTCTGGTCGCTTCATCCTGTTTCGCATATAACGAAACCCTCAGATATCCTTTTGGCTTTCTTTTCGAATGCCCGTACTCGATCGCTCTGGCGTAAACAATTTTCGAAACCCCTATCCTCGCCGAAATCTCATTCAATTTCCTATCCACGTTTTCCGCATGAATACCAGCCCTTAGTGTTCCGGTCAGAACAGGAACTTCTTCCTTTGCCGCATTGACAATAATTAAAGCCCCAGCCTTGACTGCCGCCTCGGCAATCTTGGTTACGCTCGATTTCTTCTCAATCAATCTAGGGGTAGCCATGTCAGTCACGCCAATCATATCGAAATTATTTCTGTAATCAACCTCGTGTAGTTATTCTCGGAATCGTAATCAACTGAGAGAATGTCGTAGGTTTTATCGAGATGAACAAATCTGTCCGATTCCTTACAATCATATACACCCTTCAGGACAATCTGGTAGGGATGAAGAACAACCGTTTTATCAGGCCGTCTGTATTCATCGCCTTTCCTTTCCCCTGACCAGGGTAATGGATTTTCGCTTCGCCTGTGGCCCAGCCGTTATCCTTCCGGTAATCGAAGATACCGTTCTTCGCGTTCTCACGGACTGATTCGGAAGCTGAAAAGAGAAGGGCCCGCCGGCGAGATCGCCGGCGGG